ACTTATATATGATGATTTTAAAATATTAATATTTCTTTTTGCATCATTTAAATTTGTTTCATGTTCTAAAAAATCAATTGTTGAGAGACTAGATTCTGTTCTTAAAACACCATTGTCTAAAAAAGTGATTGAGTGTCCAGCAGGGACAGTCAAACCCTCTGGTTGAATTAGTCTTCCTCGTGAATCTCTTATAATCTTGGTTTCATAATGATGAATATTAGACAATTGTTCACTTGTATATTTTTCATTTAAATAAGTTAGAAAATCTTGTTGACCCATTGGCCATTCATCTCTTACATGAATAATATTATTTGTTGTTAAAATAACCCAATCCAGTCCAGAGTCTTGATAAAAATTATATGCCACTTGATCTGGTCTTTCATCACCCTCTACAGAATATTTTGTAAATGCAGTGACTTCATTAAAAATATCATCACGAATTACAGCTCTTTTGAATAAATTTTTAACAGTTTGGAAATCATATGCGGATGTTCGATCATTTGTTAATGAGGGATAATCAAGTTTTGGAACTTGTCTAAAATATGAATTTGGTGAACCTGAGTATGTCATGTTAGTATCCTACAGTGTCAACACCAGTGAAAGAAATTAATTCTTGATCTCCTTGATAAATTGGTCTTAATTCAGAGAAGTTAAGATCCATTTTAATTGAAACTGGTTGTGAGTCTCGATACGCAGACCAATATCCACTTGGAGCATAGTCAATGTTTACAGTTGTCAATGCAAGACCGCCTGGATTAAATCTATTTACTGTTTTTAGTATACCACCAGCATTTCGATATTCTAATGTAAATATATTAGGACTTTTGAGAAAAACACTTTCACTAAATTGCGGAGCCATACCTTTTTTTAAAAATAATATTATTTTTCTAATTTCTTCACCCTCTTTTTGACTTCTCGCAATCATGTTAAAACTAAAGTTAAAATCACGAATTACAGGCCCTTGAAATAACATCTCTGCATTTGGATTTAAAACAGCACCGCTTGTTCTTGCAAGAACTGTATCTGGAGTGATGTTAACTCCTAGTGCATTTCCAGCTAAACCAGTTGCGCCAGTTAATAGTCCTGCCCCAGATGCCTGAGTTACCTGAGAAAGACCTGATAATAATTTTTCAGCATCAATATTCGTTTTTACACCAGATTTTTCAAGCTCATCTTGGAGTAAACGTTTTCTTTCTTTGTCATCTAGATTTTCACCTGGCGTAAGACCAACTGCTCGAGCGAGTCCTGTTGTAGCACCAAGAATTCCAATTCCAAAAGCAGTTAGTTTATTCTCTCCCCAATCAGCACCATTGACATCAACCACTTTTGGCATTGGTAATAAAACACTTCCTTGAAGTTCACTACCTTTTACACTATCACCAGCAACATTTGCTCCTTTCTTCGTTACTTTACCTGATCCACTTTCATTTATGCTGGGTCTGACGTATTCCCATTGCTGTATCTTTAAATGATCTTGATCTGGATCTATATCAAAAGGATATGCGTATAATGGTTTTCCAGTCGTATTTTTTCTATTATATTTAGAACCACCTGCATATGGTGTAGCATAATATGGTGAGTTACTTATTGATGGTAGTTTATCGTTATCATTTGAAACAAACGATTCATTATTAGATTTCTTTTCATCAACTTCAAATTGTAGATTCTTGAGATCATCTGAACTAGATTCTATGGAATCCTCATAAAGATCCTCATTTCCTCCATGATTATTAATATTATATGCATTTAAAGCATCCGCACTAGACTCCAAATTATTAAATTCACTACTAGATGGATTTAAAGCTTTATAATTTCCATCATCATTCGCTTTTTTTATTGAAACCAACTTTCCATCATCACCAAATTCAAAAACGTAATTTGATCCGTCTACCTCATATGGTTTACTTTTTTTACTCGCCATTAGTTTTTGTTGTAAATTCTGCTTCTTGGGACTGGAATCCCTCTCATATCAACGAATCTTTCAGTGGGTAATTGAGCTACATCTGACCACTCTGCGTTTGGAATGCGATATGCTTGACCTCTGACACCAGTGTATAGGTATTTATGTAGAGTTCTTGGAGGAACTGCAACCGCACCTTGAGCAGAGTTATTTAGTAAGCTCGTTGCAAGTTCGTCTCTTTGAGTCAATTGAACATAATGAAGATTACAACCTAGAAATCCACCTGTTCTCATTTCAATTATATATGACAGTGGATATTGATCATAATATGGTTGCTTTGTTTGAGCTTGATAATTAAAAAAATATAATTCGCCAGGAGCAAACCCACCAGTATCAGCATAGTCGTCATTAAAATTTGTTGAACCAAGTTCTTCAATTAACTGACTACGAAAATAATCTTCAGTCACTTGACCTCCAACTTTGTCTAATATGTTTTGAAGAATACTCATCGGATTCCTAATTCTTTTTCGGTCATAATTTTGAATTCTAATTTGCGATCCTCACAAAATTCTCTTGCTGCTTTCCACTTTGCTTGATTCTTAACATATGTCATAGATTCATTTATCATTGTCTTTCTCGATTTACCTTTTGTTGCCTTTGGTTCGAGTGTTTCTCTCATTGGTTTCACTTCAATGACTGATCTACGGATATTATTATCCTTGTCTTTGTATTTGATAAAGAAATCAGGAAAATATCTACGAACACGATTTGTTGTTGGATCTAGATAAGGAATCCAAAATTCTTCAGATGCCCACTCAAGTATATTTTCATTTAAATCACAGTAATTCATGAATTTTCTCTCCCATAAAGATCTATAAATAATATTTTGAGAGTCACCTTTATACTTTTTAGGATTAGAAGGTCGATATATCCCTTTATAACTCATATATAGTAATAACAACTTAAGCTTATTTATTGTGACAAATAAAAATGCATTTCCAAGATACGCTGACATATTTGTAGAAGATATGCAAGATATTAGAGACTCCGTTGCACGGCCGTCTCTAGATACCTTTTATCAAGTCACGTTTTCTTTTGGTAAAGCTGATAAATGGTTAGGAAGTAATGGTTTTCGACAATTTTCTGGAAGTTCAAGACTTATTCCAAATACTAAAAGATCTCAGGGTAGAACTTATAGGGATAAGATGTCAATATTATGCACACAAGCTGAAATTCCAGGCACATCCTTTCAAACAAGTCTCGCTGTAGGTCATCATCAAGGTATTCAAGAGGAATTTCCAAACCTTAGAACTTTTCCTCCACTTAACTTAACTTTTTATCTCGATGCAGACATGGTGGTTTTGGAAGTTTTAGAAAAATGGATGACATACATTAATCCCATATATCAAGGAAAAAAAAGAGACCTAAATGCTTTTGGAAGATTTAATTATCCAGAAGATTATAAGGAAATTATTCATCTTACTAAATTTGAAAGAGATACTTTTATAGAATTTAAAGATCCTCAGTCTAAATTAACCACATACGAATTTGTAAATGTGTGGCCTGTTAATTTAACTTCAATGAGAGTTGCCTATGGTAACTCAAATGTGTTAAAATGTAGTGTCCAACTTGCCTATGATAGATTTTTTGCAGATTTTGGTTACGATGATCTTCATGAATCACCAGTAAACGGTGAGCTTTTGAAAACTCAAACTTCAAAGGATATAACGAATAATCAAACAACTGCAACTGGTTATGAACATATGCCGATTGATTATCCAGGCAACCCTAATAGCGGTTACATTATGAATGGCATTCAATTCTAAACCTCCTATATAAAATACTGAATAGATTATTATGCCATTACCAACCATTGAAACTCCAACATATGAGTTGAAATTGCCATCATCTAATAAAAAAATTAAATACAGACCTTTCCTTGTGAAAGAAGAAAAGATTTTAATTTTAGCATTGGAATCAAAAAATCAAAATGAAATTACCAACGCTGTAACAGATTTATTGAAGAAATGCATTTTGACCAAAGGAGTTGATGTTGATCAACTTCCTACTTTTGATATTGAATATGTGTTCTTAAATATTCGTGCAAAGTCAATTGGTGAAGATATTAAGATGACAGTCACTTGTGCTGATGATGGAAAGACAACAGTTCCAGTCACAATATATGTGGATGAAATCAAAGTCATTAAACCAAAGGGACATACAACTGATGTTGTTATTGATGATAAAATGACCATGAGAATGAAATATCCATCACTTAATCAATTTGTTCAAAATAATTTTGATTTAGAAGATGATCCAGAAATCATGGTTGATAAAACTTTGAGAGTTGTCGCTGATTGTATGGATACAGTTTATACAGAGGAAGATGCATGGGAAGCCAAAGATTATACATCAGATGAGAGAGTTAAGTTTGTTGAACAATTAAATTCAAAACAATATAAAAAAGTTGAGAAATTTTTTGCAACGATGCCTAAATTATCACACACGATTGAGGTCATAAATCCAAATACGAAAGAAAAGAATAGTATAGTTCTGGAGGGTCTGGCCGATTTTTTCGGCTAAGTATTGCAAGAGAGGATCTTGAATCTTATTACCGTATCAATTTCTCTCTCATGCAATACCATAAATATAGCTTGACGGAGCTTGAAAATATGATGCCGTGGGAAAGAGACATTTACATTGCTCTTCTTAAGGAACATATTGAAAAAGAAAATCTAAAGAGACAACAAGAAGAGGGTGTCCGAAAGTATGGATGAAGAAGAATTAGAACAACCTAGAAAAAAAATTACTATAAGTAATTTCTTTGAGTCAATTCAATCAATTGACAAGGTGGCTAATCGTGCTTTGAAAAAAACTGAGTCTAATTTGGGAATAATCAGTGAAAATAAATCATTGATTGAAGCCCTGTCGAAAAGTTTTGATAATATTATAACAGAAGTAAGAGAGATAAAGGAATATGTTATGATCAAAGATGAAGATAAAGATAAATTATTTTCTCAGGAAGATCAAGAACAAAAGATAAAAAGATTAGAACGACTTCAAGGACTAGGTGATAAATCATCAAAAGATGATAGGGATTTCAAAAAACAAGCATCAGAGACAGTTAAAAAAGCTCTTCAAGATCCAAATATTATGCAGATGTTTACTGGACTCATTGGATTAAGTGTTTCTGGTCTTTTAGGTCTTGGTGCATCAGCATTAGGAATGACTAATTCAAAAAATACTGTTACACAAGATCGTGGATTTTTAGGCATGAAATCTCTTGCTGATATTCTTACATTAGGTTTGTCTGATTTTGATCAAATGGGACGTGGTATTATTCCAATTTCAAAGGAGCAAAAGGAAAAACTTACTGAAAAACCTCGTGGACTTAGTAGAATTTTTAGTGGTGTTGCTGATCTTGTAATGAGAGATACCACAGATTTTGATAAACGTGGTGGTGATCTACCACCAAAAGAAGTAAAGAAAAAAGATAATAGAACTTTCGAAGAAAAATTTTTGACTGATGGGATTAATGATGAGGGTATTTTTAAAGATGATAATTTAGTAGAAAAAAGTAAATCAACATATAAATTTGAAGGCACAACTAATACGGCAGAAGGAAAAGATAAGTTAATAATCATGCTTGGAAAAGAGATTAACAGGTTAGATGACGCAGAAGATATTCCTGGCGCTGATCTTAAATCAATTCTAGCTGAGAAGGATACATTAGAAGAAGCGATAGAAAATTTGAGATTTAATGAAAAAGATAATCAATTTGGAGGATATGATTACTTACAAAAATTCCTAAAAGAACAGAATCAAGAGGACAAAGCCAAGGGATTAAAATTTGGAACTGAAATTGGAGGTGTGGATGGCCCTGATGGTATAGATCGAATTCCAGCAATGTTAACAAAAGGTGAGACCGTTCTTTCAAAAGATGAATCGGAAAATTTGAAGGAAATGGGAGTATTCAACGTTGATAAATTAGTTTCTGGTGTGAAGAAAATGTATAGTTCATCAGAAGATGAAGTAATAAAAAATCCATACGAAGTAGACGATACTAATACACCAGACTTTGCTCTTTTAACTGCCATATCTGCATTGGAGGGTGGAGACCCTCAAGCGAGAGTTGATGTCGCACAGTCAATTTATAATCGTGTGAATGAAGTTAAAAAAGATATAGCAGATGGTCGTGCCACCGATGCAGTTTATGATTATACAAGAAAATCTTTTGAAACAGATAAGTCTGGTGTATTTCCAGAACCCACAATTTCTGATATTATTTTAAAGAACGCTCAGTATCAACCAGCGTTCATAGATCCAAACATAAGTGATACTAAAGACCCAAGAACTAACGTTTCGCCAGAATTTTTAAATGTTTCTAATAGAGAAACTGCCATTAAGGCTATGAAATCATACTATGATAAAAGAGGCGATAAAAGATCTATGAAAGACATTGAAGCTTTATATGATCAAACCGCTCTTGATTTACAGGATCAAAAATTGAATAAATCAGCTGCCGCATTTGTAGGTGGTAGAACGGAGTTTGAAAGTGGTGATAGTTTTAAAATAGGTGATCAATATAGAGGAGAAAGGGGTGTTGATAATACTTTCTTTATGGGTTATTCAAAGGATGAAGATGGTAATAAGATAAGAGATTATGGAACTGGAACTCAATTAGAAACAGGTGCAGCTGTGAGTCCTTTATTAAAATCACCATTAGAAACAGGTGCAGATATGAGTCCTTTGTTAAAATCACCATTAGAATCAAATTTGCTTTCATCAATAATTGAAAGTAAATCAAATCAATTAGCTGAAAATATTTTTACACCACCATCGACTGAAAATAATAAAATTAACTTGTTACCTATACCAATAAATCAACAACAATCGCAACCAACAGACGGAAATGTTCCTGTTGCAGCACCAAAAAATACACCACAAGTCACAACTACACCAGTTGCATCTACCATAAGCTCTGTGAGTTTTGTTAACATGATATCAAATAAGGAGTTATCAATAGGATAATATTATGAGTTATAAACGCAGTTATTTTATTAAAAAATGTTTATTGATTCCAAATGGATCATCTTTAGAAGAAACTTATGATATAACTCGTGGAAATCCAACAATTAATTATTATGAGAGTATAAAAAGTCCATCAATATCTATGACTGTTTCTTTTGTCGATATTGATCAAATGATCAGTAGAGAAAAAATTACTTGTGGAGAAATGATAGATTTAGAAGTTATGATACCAGACTTTGAAGAAGAATTTAAAATTGAATCGAAAACACAAAAATTAGTTTTAAATGCTGTTCGAGATGTTGTGACTTCTACGAATAAACAAATAGCGACTTTAGAATTTGTGTCAAATGAATCATTGGTTAATGAAACTTGCAGAGTTAACAAAAAGTTCACAGGAAATGTCACACAAATTGTGAATCAATTATTAACTAACGAAGCAAATTCAGATAAAAAAGGAATTCAAACTGAAAAAGAATTTAATTCGGATCAAGCTGTAAATAAATATTCATTTGTAGGAAATCTAAAAAGACCTTTTGAAACAATTCAATGGTTATGTCCGAAAGCACAAGCCTCTTCCGAGAATTTTGGTTTTTTATTTTTTGAAAATCGAGATGGTTTTCATTTTAAATCGATTGAGAATTTACTAAAACAGGAACCAGAATTTTTATATGAAAAACCAGATCGCCCAGTGGAGACTGATCTTAGAATTATTGAAAGTAATTTAAATCAATCAAATGACATGGGTATGAAAGCAAGAATGGGTATGTATTCAAATAAAACAATATATATTGATATTGAAAATGAAGTTTATGAAGAGACAGATTTTAATATCTCTGAACTAAATCCAGAGAAACCTTTGAAAGTAATTGAAACATTAAAAGACAAACCATCTCGATTAATGTTTAGAATATTAGATCAAGGAGCTCTGCAAAAGGGATCGAAGAGAGAGGATGTTGAGAAGAGAAATGAGCTTGCCGTTTATCAAAATAAATCTTATATTAGAAATAACTTATTATTTTCTCAATCCTTAAATATATCAGTTCCAATAAATCCTGAGTTAAGAGCTGGACAGATAATTGAAGTTAAATTCGGTCTTTCACAATTAACATCCAGAGGATCTAAAGAAAAAGGTAAAAGTGGTATTAGTGGAAAGTATTTAATTTCTGAATTGAGACATGTAATGGGAGGTGGAAAATCCTCAACTCAGCTTAAGTTAATTCGTGATACATTCACCGCTTAAATAAAAGAAACAGGAGAATCAAATGAAATCAATCGAAGATCACATTGAATACGACAAAAAGATTGCTGATGACCCACAGGCCAATCCAGCGGCGAGAAGACATGCAAAAGAGGAACTACATGAACTCGAAGAGTATGTAGAACATCATAAAGAAGAAATCGAAGCTGGCGATCATCATGATCCAAATGCTTTAGAACTATTTTGCGATCAACACCCAGACGAACCTGAGTGTTTAATCTATGACGATTAATTAGATGTATCAAAACTTTTTTGGAAAAGATCCTATGAAGTGGTGGATTGGTCAAGTGACTGATCCAGATAAAGGAGAGTGGGGAGATTCATTAGAAAAAGCCAAGGCGGAGAATCCAGATGATGATATCTATACTCTTAGGTGTCGTGTTCGTATTGTTGGGTATCATGCTTGTGAAGATGATTTACCAGACAAGGATTTACCTTTAGCTCATGTTCTTTTACCACCAAATACAACGACTGTAGGTGGAACTGGACAAACAATGCAATATCAAGGTGGAGAAGTTGTAGTTGGGTTTTTCTTTGATGGTGATGATGCACAACAACCTGTAATTTTTGGAACTCTATTCAAACAATCTTTCGTTGGAGATCAATTATCAAACAAAGATTTTGATGGTAAAAAACATACTTGTTTCGTTCCATACACACCACCAAAAGTAGTTCAACGATCTGGTAAACATAGATATAATTCAAATTGGCAACCACAGTCACCACCCCTAAGAGGTTTCTCCCCTGGCGAGGTTGTCACAGTTGCAGCACAGTTGCAAAAAGAAGCAGCAACAAATTTCACCATAGATCAATACTCTCCTTGTGAGGAAAATGAAATATCGAAGATAAGCAATGCAATAAAAGACTTTACTCGGAAGATGGAACAACTCCAAAGCATTGGAGGTGGATCTGCTGTTGATCCGATATATGGTGGTGTGGTTGATATTCAACAAGAAATAAAACTTACAGCTGCAAGAATTCATAATTCAACAACACAATTAGTTCGCCGTGGTAGATCATGGTTGATTCAAGAAACTCTTGACAAATTATCGACCACTTTAAAAGATAAAGTTCCAAAACCTTTACAAGCTCCCACTGGACAGGCCACAAGTGCATTAGTTGATGTCATCTTTTGTAATCTTGAAAAAATACAGGAAGGACTTGCAGAGTATCTATCAAAAAGTTTGGAAAATATGATCGGTCAAGTTTTGGATGTTCCGATTTGTGGAATTGAAAACTTTCTGAGTGATATGTTTGGACAGATAAACGGTATTATTGATAACGAATTGGGTGATATGTTTTCTCAATTGAATACAATTCAAGGTGGTGGTATCGGTGCTCCAAGTGATACTTTTTCAAAAGCGATTAAGTATGCAAATATTATCACAAACATTCTTGATTGTGATAGACAAAATTGTGCAGAGCCAAATTCATACTCTTCCAAAAATGGTGTCTCAATATCTGGTTCTGATAGTTTTGGTGGAATACTTGAGAAAGTGGGTCTTAAAAAATTAGAAGCTGGACTTCTGAGCACTCTTGATAATGCGATTCCAGCAGTGCCATCAGCTCCAGATTGTTCAACAAACGTTCTTAAATGTGGCCCACCGAGAGTGGATTTTATAGGTAGTAGTGGACAAGGTGCAAGTGGAAATGCGATTGTAAACGCAATTGGAAATATTATTGGTGTATCAATTAATGGGCCAGGATTTGGATTTGAAGAACCACCCTTACTTTCTTTCTTTGATAGTTGTGATAATGGGTTTGGAGCTGGAGGTTATCCAGTGATGGGGCCTGTTTCATTTTTAGTGGATGGGACAAATGTATCAGTTGGTGGTGTTGGTGGATTACCACTAACCTCAAATAATCTCCCTGTCAATGTTGGTGGTGTTGGAGGAATTCCAGTTATAGCACCTAATGGACAATTGATTTTGGTTGATGGAGCTCAAGTGGTTGCTGGTGGCATAGGTGGAACACCTGTAACTGCTGGTGGCACAGGTGGAACACCCTTAACTGTTGATGGAATACCATTAGTTGTAGATGGTAAAGGAGGCCAAGGTCTTATCGCTGGTGCCTTCCCTGTCGTCGTTGGAGCAACTGATAGTGGTGTTGGTGCTGGCGCTGGTGGTGCTGGCACTGGTGGTGCTGGCGCTGGTGCTGGTGCTGGCGGTGTAGACGCTGGTGGTGCTGGCGCTGGTGGTGCTGGCGCTGGTGGTGCTGGCGCTG